AGCTGAAAGAATTGTTGTTGTGCCTGAGGTCACAGCAGAGATTGTGCAAGTTCCTGCGCCTTTGTTAAGAACTGTGATTGCTGTGCCTACTGGGAACGCTACTGAGGCGTTGGTAGGAATCTTGAAGGCTACTGCTGTCGCCTTGTTCATAGGCACTAGGACTTGGTACTGATCGTCTAGGACTGCTGTGTAGTCAGCCGTAGCGTCTGCATCGACTGTAAAGGCGGTCAGCGAGTTATATACCGCTGCTGTTAATACATCGCCTGTTGCGACTGGAAAGGTTGCCATGATGCTCCTAGTAACTCAAAGTTGATTGTCCGATTATACCGTAGGTACTGCTGCCTATAATGAATCCGTCCACTATAGGTTCGAGCGTGGTGATTGTGACGCTCATCTTGTTAGGTGTTATGTCCCAAGCAAAGCCCTGCGCTTGGAGTGTTTTGCTGATTGTGCTGCCTTGCTCGGTCACATTTGTGATCGCCAAGTTGTTAAAGTAATCCAAGCCAATCATCGTGTCGGTTGGAACTGCTGCGTCTAGGAGATCAACGGTCATCTCGTCAATGCGGATTGTCGTCTCTTTGCGAGTGTTCACATAGTTCGCAGCTGCCCCTGCTACCTGAGTATCTGTCTCAGCTACAAGGTTCTCCTGCGTCAAAGAATGAGGGAAGTATTTGTCTATAGAAGCCTGAGAGATAACGTTCTGAGCTGTGCCGCCTACGCGGTTAAACTTAACATCGTTGATGATGAGCTTGTCATCGAAGGCGTACTTAAGGTTCTTGTATGGGATACCTGAAGTCTGGTTAAAGGCTGTGGCTGTATTAGCCAGAGTGCTAGTGACTTGGCTGCGAGACTTAAAGATAGCCGTACCGTCTGGGCTCATGTAGAACGCGCCTAGACCTTCTGAGAACTCTACGTTCTTGACTGCCTCAAGGGTTGTGCGAATAGTCGCTGGGTCTGCTAGGCAGGTTGCATCGCCTGTTGCGATAAATCGCATAGACACAGGCCATTGCACGTCATCGAGAATCTTGCCTATGCGTGTGCCAGTTGTTTGCCCTGCTGGTGTTGTAGGGACTGTGCCTACGTTAGCCATCTGAAGAAGGCGGAAGCCGTCTGTGCAAAGGATATCGACATAAGCAGTTTCCTGCCCTTGAGGGAAGGTGTATTTATAGTCATTGACATAGCCTGAAAATAGAAAGTGCTGGGCTGTTGTAGTTGTAGCTGCGACACGCAACTTACGCAAAGGCACAAGGTAAGGGTAGTAAGGCGATGATGTGTTTTGTGGGTTGAACGCACCTGTAGGGTCTAGGACTCTGACAATGGCTGTGCCAGCCTCGTAGGTGTCCTTCATGATATTGCGACCACGGCGGATTGAGATTGAATACACGTTAGGAGTTAGATCAACTGTAGGAATAACTACGTCAGATGCACCGAAAGTATTGACGCCGATAACGCCGTTGTCTGGTGATCCTATGACGAAACCTGCCCCGAATGTTGCACCAGAGCTAAAGTCGAAAGTAACCGCTATCTGTGCAGGTAAGGCCATTACTCAAAGCCACCAGTTCTACGGTTCACATAAGTCTGGTTGCCTGTTGAGAGGCTCTGCTGCATGAGGTTCTTAGCAATTGTGTTGGTCAAGTCTCCGTCACCTGTAATCTTCAACTCAACCACTACGTTATTGGCGTTAGGATTGTAATTAAGCCCTGTCGATGTGTTGTACGAAATCATATTGTCAGAAGGGAATAACGGCACATTAGTGTCAGGTAGTTTAGGAGGCATGACTGTGGTGTTGCCATTGCTGTATGAAGCTTTCTCGCCGTAGGCTGATCCTGTAAGAATTGCTGCTGCTTTGCCTGCTAGGTATGAGAGGTAAGCATCGAGGTACTCAAAAGGATTATTGGCATTAGGCAAAGCTGAGAGGAACTTGGCTAGGTTGCCTGAAGCATCTTGTGCCATGAGAATCTGATTAGTCAACTTGGTTGCTACTGCCTCATTGCCATTAAGCAAAGCTAGTTGAGCTTCTACGCGTAATTTCTCGTTTTCAGAAAGTTTACCTTTAAGTGCTGCAACAAGCTGAATCTGCTCGAGGTCAAAGACTGTGCCAGCCTTCTTGAGTGCTGCTTGCTTCTTCAATTCTGCCGTGTTCTTGGCGGTTGCCTTTAGCAAGTCAGCGGCTCGCTTCTTGGCTGCAATTTCTCCTGCCTTTTCTGCTGCAATCTGTTGAGCAGACTTAGGGATATTTGTGCCAGCCCAAGCCTTCAGATAATCACGCTTAAGGCGACGGTTAAATTCCTCTACTTGTACGGCTTGAATATTCTTGTTGAAATCACCAAGGCTGCTGTTGATGATTGTCTTGAGAATCTTCCAGCCCTCAATGAAGTTATCCAGACGAGCAACTGCAAAGTCTGTGGCTGTTGCAATCTTGCCGATAAGGTCTTGAACGTCAGTTGCTCCGCTTACTGCCAAGGCTAGATCGATAAGACCTTGACCAATCTTTTCCTGAGCTTCTCCTGCTGCGGTGCTAATGAGTTGCATCTTGCCAGCGTAAGTCTCAAGATAGGCGGCATTAGCCCCAGAGAATTGCTTATTAAGTTTCTCTGAAATGTCTGCGAATGAAGCAGTTTTAAGTTGTGCCTGTGTAAGTCCAAGATTGTATTTCTTTAAGCCTCTTGTATTGCCTACATACGCGTTTGCTAAATCCTGCGCTACGGTCTCAAGAGCAATACCACTTCCAGCCGATACATCGATTGCTTGAGTAAGGGCTTTCTGGCTTGCAGTTACTGATCCAGTAGTTGTAATTAAAGCCTGAAATGCTGGGCGAAGTTGATCATCTGCTACGCCTGAGACTCTAGAAAGGTTTTCAATATACTTGTTAATAGAAGGGGCAGACAATTCCAGACCAAGGTTCTTGACGGCTGTGTTTAATTTTGTGACAGCCTTCTCATCTTCAATAAACGCCTTGACTGAAGCCTTACCGAAAGCAGCAATTTTCTGAACAGCAAAGACAGCAATCAGCTTTTTGCCTAGACTGCCAACTGCTTTCTCAAGTCCTGTGGTTGCTCTGTCAGCTTCTTTGAAAGCCTTTTTGCCCTTAAATTCGGCGGCTAAGTCAATCCTTAAATCTGCCATTAGACCTTGTCCTTCATCGAATCAAACTTATCTTTTGCCTTAAAGATTGCCTTTACTACTCCATCTTGAGCTTTGCCACGATCTTCTTCAAAGGCTCTAAAGATTGCACGTCCAGTCATTTTTTGACCCACGCCTTTTAACTGTCCGCCAAGCCTAGGGGTAAAGTTGCCAGTTACGCCAGACTTACGTCCTGCTGTTTCGTAAATAGCCCCAGCAGCAGACTTGTTGAAGATTGAAGCCAACGCTTGAAAGCCATTGCGATTAGGTTTGCTAGGTGAAGACTTGAAAGTAATTCCTTTGCGAGCAATACCTTGATCATAATAGCGATTAGCCCATCGACCACCTACATTGGAATTCTTAAGCCAACCTGAAGGTGCTTGTTCGTTACTTGGTAGATAGCCGCGTGCTTGAGTAACTACAGGCTTTAAGAATGAAGCAATTTCTTTGCTTGTTTCTTTAGCCAATGTAGGCTCGACAATAGCCAAGGCTTTTCTAAGAGCGACCGCGCCTTGCAGCTTTACTGGCATCGCTTCGCTCCTTTGCTAAATCCTTAAGCACATCTACATGTGCCTTGAAAGCCATTGGAGATAGTTCCACAATGGTTTGAAACGGAACTCCATACTCGTAACTCAAGCGAGCTGCGAGATAGGTGAGGGAGTTCCGATCTACCCTAAAGGGTCAGATTCCAGCACTTCCACGCTTTTTAAAGTTGAAAGGAAATCTTCCCCGAAAGGTTTGACTGTTTCACCCGAACGTCTAATTGATTCCCAGCAGAGCCAGTAAACATCCGACTGCTTCTGATCTTCAATCAAGGCTTTGTGAAAGCCCTTCTTGGCGTATTGCTCAAAAGCGTATTCAATCAGCGGAGTAATTTCGTACTCTGTTACTGAGTTGTCTGCCCTTGTTACCTTGAGTTTTGCCATGTTAGCCCCTTAGTTAATTGTTTAGAAGCTACCTGTTGTAGCTACTGCGATTGTACCTGATACGTTGAATGTAAGGCTCTGAGTTGAGAGATCGCCAACTGCGCCGTTGATATCGGTTGTGTTGTTAATCAAGCAAGTCATTGTGTAAAGAGGGTTAGTTGCAGA